AATGTTGGGTAAAAAATCTTTGATTTTACAATAGATTTAATATCTGTAAAAGGTCCAAACTTAACAAAAGTTTCATCCTTCTCTGGAATAAGATTCTCTTCTATAGTATGATCTACAGCAGGAGCACTAAATGAACGTTCAATCTGCTTTACATTCTCTCTAGTAATCTCAAGATTCCATTTACCCCTAGAAGTCTTAAATGATTCAAGACGACGAGATACAGTCTGATAATTAATACTCCTAGAAGCACAGAATCCTCTAACATCTGCGGCAGTTATCTCAACACCATACAGACTCTGTAATTCATTTAGTAATTGTTTGTCTGTCAAAGCAATCTTACGAGGCATAATGTAGCGTTTTATTTATACGCATATTATAATAAAAAAGAGGGTCTTTGTGACCCTCTTATGGACAGTTTAATAAGTGGCCTTATCTATTTCTTCTTGAAGTTGATCCACTAATTTTGAATGACTCAATCTTCTATCTAATTCAATCCCCATAGTTCTACCAATCTTTTCCAATTCAACTTTTGATTTCTTATCTAAATCTGAAGCTGCCTTTGATGATCCTCCACCCCATGCTGGTTTAGGAGGTTCTGGAACTGGTGCAACTTTCTCTACAACTGGTTCTGGTGTAGGAGGTGGAGTCTCTACTACAGGTGCAGGTGCTGTATTTCCAGCTACTAAATCCCCAAATCTTGACATGACTTTACGTTAATTATGTAAAATTATTTATCAAGCAACGAGTTCTATAAACTCACCAAGTACTTTCTTATTCATCTTTTTACTCTTTAAACTCTTAACAAAAGCACTCTTAATCTGTGCCTTTGTAGCATCTTCCTTTACTTCAAACTCATCATCATTAGCCAATGCATTGGATGCTAAACCAAAATAAGTATGATATCCAGAATTTTTAATGGCAAAAGATTTCTCCTTTTTCCATCTCTTCATTATCTTATCATACCCATCATCCTCATACCCAGTATAACGTCGAATAAATTGTCCAGCATCACGACTATTAAGAACACGAATACCTATAAAATTCACATCTAAAAAACTCTGACGTAAATCCTTAAGTAATAAATCAGTTACATCTGCCCAATATCCCATACCCTCACAAGAATAACTATATCCGGTTTTACGATTTCTTATAATACAACGGTCATGAACATAATTGCTCCCCATAAAAGGTTCATGTTCCCAATGACGTTGTATCTCTCTACTATATCTTATAGGAGCAGCTTCTCCATCAGTAAGAACTATACACTGAACCTTCTGAACTTTATTATCTTTCTTAAACTGAGGAAGAATCTGATGAAGACAGATTAATGCTTCATTTAATGGAGTTCCAGAAAGATTCATCCCAATAGGAACATTAAATGGACAATAAACATCATGAGTAAATGCACAAGCAAGACGAAAAATATTTTTCATTTGCTCTTCTAATACTTTACCCTTTACCTTACTAGTGAACAAATTCATTAATGAAAATGTCTCTTCAATCAGAACAAGACCTGCTTTTTTCTCATAACTCCGCTTAGTATAATCTGTAGGATAGTTATTAGTAAAAGCATATACATCAAAAGGTATACTAACCTTCTTACAGAACCACAATAAGTTATAAAGTTGTTTAATTGTATCCAACATCACAGACTGCATCGAACCAGACCAGTCCAGAATGAATACTAGTCCGTGGTTCTTCCCATCAGGAATAACACTAATCTTCTTGAAAAGGTCTTCATTGAATCGATACGTGTGAAGCTTTTCTGTAGAGAGGATCCCAGTGCGACTTGTAGTACTACGAGCATAATTATCAGCTGCTTTCCTACATTCAAATTCTTTAACAAGATAACCGACCTCCTTTTGAGCACTCTTCTTAAACTTTATGAATTCACTATCAGTTTCTTCAAATAAATCTTGAAGAAATACATGTTCTGATTCATCCCAAGTTTTTTGCTGTCCTATAAAATCTTCATCAATACCATCATGAATTAATTTATTAGAGATAATAATATTCTTTGTATCCAATGTAGGCAATTCAACATAAACATTCTCAGCAGATCCTCTACGATCTGTCAGTTCTTTAATAGAGTCTTCTAAAGAAGATACCGTTTCTACAATAGGATCAAAATCATCCATCCCAGAAGTGCTATTAACATCACTGCCCCTATTTTCCACATCAGAACTGCTATCAGTGTCAGAAACGGAAGACTGATCACTAGGAGTGAGATCAGTGCCGCAATCCCCAGAATCTTCAGAGTCTGATTCAGAACCCAACTGAGATTTCTGTTCATTTTCCAGCGATTCTTTCTTTTCCTGCTTGCAGAAATTATATAACGCTTCTGCTGCGGATAAGGTGTCATTAAACGTTTCACAATCTTTAATTAAATTGATAATCGATTTCTCAGTAGTTGAAAAAGCCAGAGAAAGGAACGAACCCACTTTAAAGTATAGATTAGCCCTATCAGCAAGATTAAAAGTAGTAAGATCTTCATTAACTATCTCAAAGAAATCACGGTCATTAAGTTCATTATATCCATTATAAAAAGATTTAGCAAGTCCAGGATACTTACGTTTCATTAATTTCTCAATTCTAGCATCCTCTACAATGTTCACAAATGATGGTGGAATATCTAATGATAGTCTCCAATCAATATCTGGAGTAAACAAAGCATGTCCTACTTCATGTCCTACAAGCATATCATATACATTGTTGCTTGCTTTCTCCCATAAAGGAAGTATCAAAACACGAGTATGAACATTAAATTGAGCAGTCTCTACACTTTTATGCTCAACTACAATATCTTCTGTAGCTAGAAGTTTAGCAAGTTGGGATTTAATTTCGTGACTAACTGCCATTTACTTTTTGTTTGATAAACCCATTATACTAAAAAAGCGTCCTTTGGTGGACGCTTGTAGACGGTTTATCAACTGTCTACGTCTTGCCTTTGCAGCACGTAGAGCTTGTGGTTTAAGTTTTCGTTTGGCATCCTTCTTAGAGTGATGCTGCCAGTTTGGAGTAGTCATGGTTCATGGGTCTTACTAACTATCATACGTGAAAACCCCTTGACTTTCTCAAAGGATATGACACTTTCAAATTTGTCATTCAATTCCGATTTATGGGAAATGACAAAAATATTAGCACCTTTTATTATATAGCGAATAATCTTTAAAAATTCATCTGTTCCAAATCCATCTAAAGAACTATCAAAGACTTCATCCATAATCAGCAAATTGGTATTCACAGAATTCTTAACCCTAGCAACTTCTCTCCATGTAAAGAGTAATGCTAAGTCAATCCTCATCTTCTCACCTTCACTAAATGATGAATATGAAAAATCTTCGTGAATCGGTGATTTTACAGTCTCATTAAATTCCTCATCCAAAGTAAAGTTGATATAAAAATCCATCAGCTGAAGGTAACGATTTACCTGCTGATTAATGAATGGTAGATACTTCTTGATGATCTTTGTTTTTACTCCATCATCCTTGAGTAAAGAATAAGCAAAATCATAATAACTAATATCTTCTCTCTTAGTTGCTAATTCTTCAATTGTTTTTTGGAGGTTTTCTTTAAACTCAGCTAATTTGTCATGCTCAGTATTTCTGTTTGCAAGTTGGTCGGTAAGTCTCTGAATTTCCGATTCCAGATCCCTGATTTGTCGTTGACATCCAGAAATCCTAGTATTGTTTTGAGAAATGCCATTATTGAGTTTAGTAATCTCCTTAGATAGTTGGTTAAATTGACGTTCTCTATTCTCCTCTAACTTGATGGTTTCTTCGAGATCTGCGAAGCCCCTCTTAAGTTCCTTTGCTTTATTTTGAACGTCAGCAATTCTATTTACACGAAAATCTTCCTTAAGAGATTGTGTACATGTAGGGCATACTACATTTTCCTCAAAAAACTTATGTTCTTTAGCAATCGTTGCTACTTTTTGAGTAATTTTACCCTTAAGATTATTAAGTTTCACTAACTTTTCAGAAGCACCAGTAACTTCTTCTTGCTCCTTAGTAAGATCCGAAATATTAGATTCTTTAATCTGATTATGCTCTATATGAGTGTCAACTTCAACACTCAATACTTTAATTTTATCATTCTTCTCTTGTATATTTTCCTTACTTTGTTCTTCCAATTCTTTAATAAAATTCTCCTGCATTACCAACTTATCTTTAACATTTTGTTTCTTTAAATCAAGAGATCTTACATATTCTCTTTGAAGTCGTAAATTATCTCTAATAATATTATTCATTGCAGAGAAGATACGAATATCTAAAAGATCCTCAATAACATCTCTACGATTAGAACCAGTTAGCTGCATAAAAGGCACAAAGGTACTACTACCCAAAATTACAATTTGAGTAAATGATTTATAATTTACCTTTAATATCGTTTCTTCTAATATTTTTTGATTTGCACGATCATCTGCTTCCCTATGTAAAGGGTTTCCATTAACCTCAATATCAAATATATTTGGTTTTATTCCACGTCTTACAAGATAATCTCTACTATTAACAGAAAACTCAATCTCTACTAAACAATCTCTCTCATTAGTAGTATTAATTAATTGTGGTTTATTAATCTTACGAAATGGTTTATTAAAAAGAACAAAAGTTAATGCATCCAACATTGTGGATTTACCTGCACCATTGGTTCCTATTATTAAATTCGTATTATTTTTTTGAAAATCAATGGAAGTCCACTGATCACCAGTAGACAAGAAGTTCTTCCATTTAATCTTCTTGAAAGTTATCATTCTTTGGGGGAATTACAATATCGTCTGGAGTAATCACCGCATACTTGTAATTATACACCAAACAAGTTTTTATCGCAAGCTCCCCATCAACCTCTACAACCTCCATTGGTTTTTGATAGTAATCATTATCATTTAACTGCATTGCATACCTTTCAGCATCATCCTCTTGCTCAAAAAGAAATAAAACCTTTTCCCCACCAGAATCAGCAACAGCATACGCCCCATCATCTTTTTTATCTTTAAGAGTGAGAAGAAACATTACTCTACCTCGCAAGCTTGTCTGTAAAGATCCTCAAATATACCTTTAATGGTATTCTTATCAAGATCACACTCAGACTCTTCAATATATCGATTTAAAATTGAAAGAGTATTCTCTTCTTCATCTATCTCAAAATCTTCATTTTCTTGCAAAACAAAATTTTCAATAATCTTTAAATCTTGAACACCTGCAGAATAAAGTTTATCAATAAATCGCTCAAAATCTTTAGGTTTAGATTTCTTACGAACAATTACCTTTACAATTTTGTTCTCATACTCAGTAGCATTAAACAGTTTATAATTAGTATCTTCATAATATACGTTATAAAATAATTTATATGGATTGTTAATTGGAGTATGAGTGAGGGTTTCCGTATCGAAGATAGTAAATCCTCTAGGATCGTTCACATCATTCCAAAACATCTCATAAGGATTTCCTAGATAATAAATTTTACCATCCTCTGATCTTGTATGAAAATGTCCTGAATAAACTTTTTGAAACTTATCAAAAACTCTGACATCCATTCCATCTTCCATCATATGACCACGAGTTGCCCTAAACCCATTAATCTCAAGATGACCCATCACAACTTTACTGGTGGTCTTTTCAATTATTTTCTTACTCTCTTCATAATTCTCACTATTAATCCAAGGCAAAAGAAGAATCTTTAATTTACCCAGTTTAATCTCATTTGGTTTAGAATAAGTTTTAATATTTGGATAATCCTTTAATAAAAGTTCTGGAGAATTAATCTCATTAGTATTCTTATAATAACAATCATGATTACCTGTAATAGCATATACTTTATACTTCTTAAGTGGTTCAAATACAACTCTCTTTGCCCACTCTAAACTTTGATAATCAATAGACTTACGACTATCAAATATATCCCCCATATGAACAATAGTATCTATTCTGTGCTC